ATCCTCTATTAAATGTTGAATTTAAATTAATAGTAGATCCTGCTAATGTTGTATATACTGTTCCAACTTCTCTAAAAGTATTAGGTAAACTTGGAGTTGTAGATAATGTAAAACCGTGTGAAGGAGAAGTTAATGTGGGGTATAAAGTTGGATATAACATCAAATTCATCATTTCAGTAAATGTTTTATTTGAAAATGTTGTGTTTGTTGCTATATTATCAAATGGGGAATTGCCCGGAAAGTTTTGTGGAGTCGGAGTTGCATTTGTAAAAGTATCAGAACCTCCACCACCTCCAGTTATTTCAACATTAGCAGTATTTCCAGTAGATGTAACTGTAACTCCTGTACCTGTAAAATTTATTATATTAGCTGCTGGTAAAATTTCACTACCATCATCTTGTATTCCAATTCCACTAAAACCTGGTAGAGTTGATAAATCAAATGTTTGAGAGTTACTATTTCCTCCTTGCCCATCAGAATAATAAAAAGTTAAATCAGTACCAATTAAAGAGCCAGAATAAAATAATGACTTAAAATTGTCATCTACTTCCGTATAGGTAAGCTCAGACCCTTTTATTAATCTTAATGTTATTGACATATCCTGGTTTATTTATAAATATTAAAAATAATTTCTTATTTAAATACTGTCATTAAAACTTGCAGGATTATTACTTGAGTGTATAGATGTTCTAGGATTAGTTGTATTTTCATTTTCAGGTATTCTTTTAACTGTTTCTAAATCAAATATAATTTGAGTTACATTACTTATTTTTTTAATTGATGATAATTCTTTTTGTATAGTATCAGGAACTAAATAACCATGTAATTTTAAAGAAAAATTTGTTTTTACAACTCTATTTCCTGCATCTTCTATTTCAACAGAAGTAGCATAATTATCAATACGAGCTCTAAATTTAAATCTTTCAGGATTACCCCAATATGAGTCTGATGCATAATTCATAGCTTCTACTATTTTATTCATTTGTTCTACATAATAAGTAGATATAATAAAATCATAAGTTAAAGCTACATAATCTGGTACTACTACAGCATATGATTCTTTTTTTGGAATTCTATTATTTAATATATTAAAATTATCATATGCATTTTTTTGGCTGTAAGGTTTTTGAAATAATTGAACATTATTAGGATAATTAGCATCTAATTTATTAGCAATATTTCTTATTTTTTCAACATTATTACGTTTAAAGGTAATAACAGGCATCATAATTTTACCTTTTAAATCTCTATAATACCCTTGTTTTTGTACTTGGGCCCAACGTTCAGGTGAACCATAATAAACAGGTACTTTAGTTACTACACCATTTTGTAAAACTGTAGGTTTAATTATATTTTCTAAATAATAAAATATAGCTTCATCATTTTCTTTTAACCCTAATTCAAAAGGTTTTGTAGTATCTCCTCTAAAAGATACTTGATTACCTCTATTAGTTTTATCAGGGAAAGCTAAATTTGGATTTCCCGTTGAATCCCCAGTTTCAGGATTTACATAAGGTTGCTGCCCTGGAGTATTTAACAATATCTCTTTTTGTGTTTTTGGGGTTGGATTTTTTCTATTACCTGCCATATTATATAAATCTTGCTTGTGTTAGACCTAATTTATCTGCTTGTACATAATGAGACTTACAAATAATTGAAATATTAGAACCATAATTACTTAAATCTCCATTTAATGGAGCATTAATTGGATTAGGATTATTTGGATAATCTGGATTTTTACCTACAAAATATTGATTAGCTATTACTTCATGTACTTCATAATATCCTTCATTATACATAATAATATCTCCTACTTGTGGAACTAAATCAGCACCATATTCAGCTGTAGTATCTGTATATGACATACCTTCTCCATTAAAATCTTCATTTTTACCTAATAAATCATCTCTTAAAAAGCTAAATTGAATTTCTTTATTAAAATCTGTTCCTAAATCACTTTCAGGATAAATTTCATCTGTTCTTTCTACTAAAGTATTAAGTAAAACTGGACCCATATAATACTTTTCGTGGGCTGCTTCACCATATAAATTAATTTTAGTTTCCTCTAATTTGTATTTATAAAAAGCACACTGTTCGGTGATTATATCCCCCATCAGTTCTCTACTCATATGTCTAAATAGACTTACATCTCGTTGTGTGCCAAATAATGCCATATTATCCTATATAAATTACTCTTGGAACTCTATCTAATTCTTTCATTACAAAATCAGATTCTGCTGTTCTTCTTTCTAATAACTTTTCTCTAGAAGTTTCATCAAAATATGCTCTTAATTGTTCTAGTAATGCTGTTTTTTCATCTCTTGCTGCTTGTAATAAATCAGCCTGATTAAGTGTTATTTCCGCATTAGGTATAGGAACTGTTTCATATTTTCCTCTTACATATCCTAACATTTCTTTACATATAGCTAAAGTCATTTCAAAAATCCAACTTCTACCTATAGAATTTATTTTTTCATATGTAGGATTTTCATAAGGTACTTCTGCTACTGTTTTTATTTTTTCATCATATTCATCTAATACTAAAGATGCTGATGATCTTTGTGATTTTAACATAAATTCTACCCATAAATTTCCACACCCTGTTGAATTTGATCCTGATGTATAATTTAAACTAGAAGGTATTGGAAATACTCTTAATACATTATTATGCATTTCAAATGAATAGTTTGATATTCTTATCATATCATTTAGTTCAATTTGTTGGATTAATTGCATATCATAATTTAAGGGCATCATTAAATATCCTCCCATACCATAACCACCATCTAATCCTCCTAAACCATCAATTCCAGCTACTGTTCCTCCTAAACCAAAACCATAACCCCCATAAGAATCTGCCCAATAAGCTGATGCAGGAGGACCTTCAAAGAATACTCTCATGATTTCAATATCATTTTTTTCTTTAAAACCATTTTGTTCAGCTATAACATTTAAATCATAATCCTGAACTCCTACAGTTAAAGGAACAGCCATTTTATGCCATGGGATATTACCTCCAGTTCCTGCTTCTGAACCATATTGTTCTGAATAGTCTATAACTCTTCCTAAATTAGGTGTTACTATAGTTTTATTAATATTTACTGTATTTTTAGCTCCTTCTAATGTTAGATAATTTTCTCTAATTTTATAAGCATATAATTCATTTCCATATATAGTTACTGCTTCTTCAAATGCAGCATAAAAGTTTTTTGCTTGTAGTTCAATCTCTACTAAAGGATAACCCAATCTTAAAGCACAAAAATTTGCTACTTTATCTGCATCTTTTTCAAATTCTATATCATGATCGTAAAATCCAAAAGGTGTATCTCCTGGGTGAAATGAACTTGAACCGGGCCAAATTGGTATGTTTGCCATAATTTATTTTTTAATTTGTTGCTACTGGAGCGTTAACTATTACATATTCTACATCTACACTTCCGGATATAGCATACACAGAAATAAATTCTATATCCTGTTCAAAATTACCATTAAATTTACTTCCTGAACAATTTGGAGAAGAAAATACTATTGATGATGTAGGTAAACATTCCATTGTCCAATAACTTTTAGTTCCTGTTAAAGAAAAGTCATCCATAGATAATATATAAGATAAATCATTTGTTGGATTTCCTATATTAGCTTTAGCTACAGTTATTGAATCCCCTACATTATATAAATTTCCTCCTGTTTGAATTGTAACATTAGTTGGTCTTACTGTAAGATTAGCTGCTGTTAATGCTGGTAGGGTATTTGCTACAGATGTTGCCATATTAGTTGATGATAAATTACCTACATAATCCCCACTTACAGCCCCAAATCCTAAAGTTTCTAATAATGATTCTTTAATTACTATATCTTGATTTACTGCATAACCTAATCCAACTGCTTCTATAGTTGCTCCAATAATAACTCCTCCTGCTGATACAACTCGAATTGTTGCGCCCTGTCCTGTAGAAGTTGTTATTGGTATATCTCCTATTGTAGTATTATTAGTTACTGTAGGTGCTATTATATTTGTTAAATCGGTTGCTTTTACTAAATTACCATTAGATAAAGCACCTGCTGGTATTACTAATTGATCTCCAACAGCATAATCTGATCCAGATGTTACAAATGATAACGATGTATAAGTTGGGATAGAAGCATCATTTCCAGCTCCTGCTGTTACAGTAACAGAACCTGTTGCTCCAGTTCCAACACCCCCAATTAAAGGTACAATATATGTTCCTATAGCTGCGTTTGTAGTAGTAGCAGGAGTTAATGTGACAGCTGGGGTTGAATTTAAAGTTTCAGCAGTTATTACACGAAGTGTCATTCCTGTACCATTACCTGTTGTTGTTGTTGGGATATTTGAATAAGTTCCTCTTGTTCCATTTATACCACCACTACTATAAGAACCACTTAAATCTGATCCTACATTTCCTGATTCTGATTCTCCATTTGATGAAGTAAAAGAAATAGCTAAACGATTAGAATCATCCATATTCGTAATTCTTCCATAAGCTATACTATATGAAGGGAATAAAGCAGGACCAGGAGTTAAACCATTTGTATTAATTAAATCTACATTAGTTTCAGATGGAACTGTTACAATTCTTCTATCGTAATTAGTTACATTAGGAATTCTATAAAAATTTTCATGTACAGTTCTTTGACCGCCAACAATATGTTCTTCTTTTATATTTACACGAAAAGTATTTGGATTTACAGTTGATGCCATTTTATTTTTGTTATAAATATCACAAAAACAAACGAAATAAATGTATTATTTATTTTTTTCGGCTTTTTCCACTACTTCCAGAAGTACTTAATATTCCTCTTTCTTCTGCTTCTTCATATATTTCAATTAAATCATCAACTATAGGATCTCTATGGTTTTGCATTAAAGTAACACCCCCCATTTTTTTAACTTTTCTTGAAGCAGCATATAAAAATCTAAATCCAGAATCTGCTTTACTTCTTAAATCTACTTGATGGTCATCCCCACAAACTATCATTTTAGATCTTAAACCAATTCTAGTTGATATCATTTCCATTTGTTCATGAGTAACATTTTGTGCTTCATCTACAATAATACATGAATCTAAAAAAGTTCTACCCCTCATAAAGGCTAAAGGAACTATTTCAATTGCTCCATCTTCAATTAATTTTTCTATTTTTACTTTATCATAAAGGGTATACATATTTTGATAAATAGGTTGAATCCAGGGATCCATTTTTTCTCTTAAATCTCCTGGGAGAAAACCTATTTCTTCTTTTGATACTGTAGGTCTGGTGATTATAATTTTAGAATAATGTCTTCTTAATAAACCATCTAGAGCTACATTACAAGCTAATAAAGTTTTACCAGATCCAGCTTTACCAGCTAATATAGTTAAAGTGTTTTCTAATATTTTAGCTTTTGCTTCTTTTTGTTCTTTATTTAATTGTATTTTAAACTTTATAGGATTTTTCACTATTCGTTTTTTTCTAAAAACTTCGTCACTATGATGGTTTGAGGTCATTATTATGGATTTTAATTAGTTTATCTAAACCTGCATTTATATGCATTGTTTCTTGTAATAAAATTTCAAATGTAAATCTATTATCTAAAGGTAAAACTAAGTCTACTTGAGAACCCCATCTAATTAAGCTAAATCTTTCATTTTGGGTGCAAAAATCTTGTTGTTTTTTAAATGGAGCAATTACATTTACATCTTCATCAGCAATTTGTATTATATGGTATGTATAGTCTAAAGAAGGCACATATATTTGATTAGACATTCTTTCATTAAATTTTAAGTAATCCATATTATTAGGATTAATTACTTTATTTAAAATATCTTTTTCTACAGCTAACATAGGTTTATTTGTGGATTCTATAGGTTCTAAACTTTTATATTTTAAAACTCCCCCATATGGGATTCTATTAATATGTACGTCATAAAAAGACATAAATATTCCTATAACCAAAGAAGGTTTATTATAATTTTTATCTCCCATTACATCTTGAATAGTGTAATCTATACCTTTAATTTCAAGTACTTGTTCCTCAGGTTGTACTATTTTTTGATAAAGAATAGTTCCATCAGCTGGGCTGTAAAAATGCTTATAGTCAATGTGGGTAGGTCTTATTGGGTCTCTAAAGAAAAAGGTATTACTTAATTCACCTATTGGTAATTTAGATAATTCAGCAACTTCTCCATTTAGCCAATCTTCTAATTTTTCAGCCATTAAAGAAGTGATTTAAAATGATCTACTCTATTTAAATGCATTACCATACAACTTAACATAGCACCTGATTTCATATATTCGGATAAGTTAAAAATTACTGGTTCCATTCCTTCATCAGAACATATTTTTTCTAATGAAGATATTTTATGTTTTTCACCTTCATAAAATTCATCTCCTCGTTTCATTTCTGATATATTAGAAGCACATAAAATCATATTACCTAACCTAACAGAATTAGCCATTCCATACATTGAGTCTTCAGCATCTATGTCTATTATATTAGTATATTTGTTAATTTGCGCTAACTCGGTTTTATCATATAACTCAGTACAAACCATAGTTGACCGCGTATTTAACGGAAAAATACTACAATCTAAATGATACATATACTCATCAACCATTTTAACTTTAATAACTTTCATATTAAAATTTTCTTCCATCCAGTGATATGTTTTTATATCTGAACGGATATCATATCCTCCTATATAAACATTATCTTTTAAATATTTTATATCTGCTTCACCTTCCCATTTATGAGGAGATATATGGGTATTATAACCCATTTGATTAAAGAATTTTTCTCCTACATATTCTTCACCTTGTCTAGGAGGTGAAGTATAATTAGATAATAAAATATGATTTTTTTCTTTAATATGAGGTAATTGTAAACCTAAATTAGCAACATATATTAAATCCTGAAAATTGCCTTCAGCAGGTAATAAATGTACTAATGACTGACCTGCCATAAAATTATAGAGATCCATAAATTGTTTATAAGCTTTAGGTCTATTAATTGATAATTCTTTTTCGGACATTTCTTTCATCCAAACATTATTTGGATCATTAGTAGAAAAAGTATGTGGGAAATTCATTACATAACTTTGAATTGGTAACTGTGAGGGTGTCTCTTTCATTTTAAAACTTTTTATTTAATAATTTATTATCATGTATACATATACTAATTACCTAGTAGGTATATTATTTAAGTAAAAAAAAGCCCCGCTTTCGCGAGGCTTTTCTTAAATATACTAAATATACTATTAAATAGTATTCAAGTTTGAAACGAAGATTCTTCCGTAGAATTCCGGTCTTAACATCTTCTTAGCATAACGAGTTAATAAACCTTTTCTTGGAGTAAAGGTTGTTGGATCGTATACTAATGGAGTCATGATAAGTGGAATGTATGGAGAGAATACAGCACCTGCTTCTAAGAACTGACCACCTCTGTATCCTAATAGGATAGTGTTGTCTGTCATATAAGGGTTTTTGTAAACTTGGTATCTACCATTCATTGATCCAGCTTTCTGAACACCAAATGCATAGCTCATTTTAGCAGCATCACCATCTGAGTTACTAGCAAATCCTGGAATAGATTCAATAATAGTAGCTACACTTGGAGAACATACCATAAAATTAGCTCCACCTCTAAGAGTTCTTTGGTGAATAACATTACTTAACTTCTGAACTTTAGTTCCTAAAGTTTGGAACCATTGTCCTTGAGAGTTAAAGAAATTCAAGTTACCATTCACAACACCACCAGCACCAATTGCTAAGTTGTTTTGTGCACTCCAATATTCATCTCCAGCACCTGCTGATTCGATTAACATTGAAAGGATTTCTTGATCAATTTCTAATGAAATATACTCACTCATGATTGAAGTTAATTCAGCTTCTGCATCTAGAGAATGGTAAGCATTTAGATCTTGAGCAAACTCAGGAGTCCAAACAGCTTTTAATTTTCTAGTTTTAGCAACTATAGCTTCACTTCTCATTGCAACATTGATTTCTGGAATAGCAATTGGAGTATTGAAACCAGAACCACCAGCAGCAGGATTACCTAAAGCAGCATTTCCATCTTCAAAATCACCTCTGTTATTATCAGAAGGTTGTAGAGTTTGTTGAACGTTAAATCCAGTTACTGTTGAATTAACACCAGCACCTAAATCTACTACCCATCCTGCAGTTGCACCTGCAGCTGAAATAGTACCTAATCCGAAGAAAGATATTACACCAGCAGCTGGAATACTTGCAGCATCTAAAGTAATTGAAATTGCAGTACCTGCAACAGCAGCTAAAGTGTTAGGAATTGCAGCACCAGACCATGTTAAAACATCACCTGCAGCATATCCTCTACCTGGGTTGTTAATAGCTACAACAGAAGCTAAACCAGCACCAGCATTACCTAATACGTCAATTGTAAGTCCAACACCATTTGCAGAAGTTGAAGTTGTACATTTTACGTTTAAGTCATCTACACCAGCACCAGCGTTAGTACCATTAGTTAATGTTAAAGCACCAGCAGGTACAGTTGAAAGTGTACATCCAACTTTACTACCTGTTGCTAATGCATTTTGTGCAGGAGCAGGTAAGTAAGCACCTTGATCAATTTTCGTGAATGCCGGTAATTGAGTAGCTAATAAAGCATTACCTGCAGCATTTGAAGTTAAATAAAAACCTTCAATAGCTTCTAAATCAGCAAATGTTTGCAATAATGAAAGTGCAGGAACAGCAACTGATCCAGCAATACTTAATGTAGCAGGAGCTGAACATTTAGTTACTGTAGTAGCAACTGAAGTTTGTAAACCATCAAATGCTTGAGCAGCAACACCTGTTAAAGCAAATGGGAATGTTGAATCTGCATCTAAATCTAGATAAAAATCAGCATTACCAACAACAGCACAGTCAGTTAATTGACCACCTACAACAGTGTTGAAATTTTAAGTTGAGTATCCAAATCTACCAGCACCATAAAGACCACCTGCAGCAGCGTTACCAAAACCACTAGTGTTAGTAGCTGGGTTAACTGGTGAAGGAGTACCATATAATGAAGTACCGTTAGCGAATGGTAATTTTGCAGCATTTCCTGCGGTAGCTGGAGATGCAACTTGAGTACCACCATATTGGAAGTCTAAGTAAAATACTAGACCTGAAGGAAGGTTCATTGGTTGAACCGAAACGAATTCTTTCGCTGCGATTTGTCCAAATACCTTTCTTACTAATGGTAAAGCAACTCCAGCCCATTGACCAGCAGCTCCCGTACCAGGGTTAAAAGTACCAGTACCTCCACCCGTCTGAGTGTTCTCTGTTACTAATTGTTTAGCTTGGTTTTCTAAGATCATAGACATATTGTTTTTGTCTTGCTCAGTAGCCATGCCTTCAAGTAATCCTGTTTTGGACCACTTGTCAGCTAATCTTGCAGCATCACTCTGTAGTGATTTGTAAGAATTAGCGCTTTCTAATAAAGAATTTAATTGTGACATATTTTTTTAAATTTTAGTCGTTAATAATTAATTGTTATGATTTGATAATGCCAGCTAATTTCTGGAACCTCATTATCATTTCATTTGATTCTACAATTGGTTTTTTAGTTGTAGAAGTTGATGGTGCTGTCATTGATTTAGAAGCTCTACCTAAATTTTCATTTACATAGTTTTTCTTAGCTTTGAAAGATGTACCTACAGTTTCAAATACTAATTTTGCTTCTTTTACAGTGCTAGCTTTATCAAAAGCTTCTAATACTTTAACCTTTTGAGTTTCAGTTAAGTTTTTAGATTTAAAGATTTTGTTAGTGTAAAGTAATTTAGCATTTAATAAATTGATTTCATTTAACTCAGATCTTAAAGTTTCAACAGTAGCATAAGCTTCTCTTAATTCTTCTTTCATCTTAGAATCACCAGCAAATTTTCTTCCACCTAAGGCTTTTTCCATGTTTTCAGAATCAGCTCTACGT